GGGACAGCTCGCATCGAGCACTCAACGAGTAATGCGATCGTGGAATTCAAAACGACTGGTGGAACATCGAACATTCTCGGAGACAAATTAGGGAATGTATTCATAAATCCACATTCTACTGAGACTGTGGTTAATAGTAACCTCACAGTGAATAACGATCTTACCGTCGGTGGTAACATCGATCTCGGTAACGCAGTCGCGATCGGTTTGTATGGTCAGACGGCGAACACAAATTTACAGGTCGGCGGTGGCTTCATCACAAACTCCAGTACATTTGCACAAAAGAAATACGCCTACACATTCAATCGTACGCAAGGTAACTCGAGTGATGTTCAGCTTGTTTTCGGTACAGCTTCATTCTATGCAAAGCTCGTATGTATCTTTAGACGTGTAGATACAGTTTTGGGAAGTGGAATGAGTAACATGAGTACTATGGTACTCGAGATACAGGGTGGAACACACAATGGGAGTACATCTTCTGAAGATATAACCGTCGGTACTAAAAACCTCTTCGGTGGTGTAAATGCATTCCCGTGGAGTCTTACCATTTTAACAGGTAAAACAGGTATCATACTCAAACCGAACACAGAGAATATCGCATCTGGTGGTGGTATAACCTATTCCTATGACATTTCTGTGGAGCTCATGTCTTCTCGGGGTGGTGCATTCACAGCTATACGTACATTTTCTCAGGATGTCCCAGATTCGACGACCAGTACAATTCTTAAAGACGATTTCAATTACTAAATTTACTATGGGGGACTATACCCCACGGTAAACATAATACATACACTTATGCCCTGATGGTATCAGAGACGGCGAGTATAACGACACCGGCAATGAACGCCATGATGACATAATTCAATTCAGTTTCTTCAAGACCAATCAGAGGCTTCACCTCTTTCACGACAGGCTTCTGCTGTCGAACAGGAGGTTCCAGTTCCTCCAGCGGACAATACGCTATCATTTATATAGTAATTAGAGATTAATTTCCGTCTTCTTTTTTCGCCTGGTTCGCTTGGGTTTGGAAGCACTCACATTCACCTCCTTGACCTCACCGCCAGTGGAGTCACCAGAGATGGATACGATATCGGACATGTCATCATCTTCACTCTCCTGAGTACCACCCATCGTGGTGTTCATAGGTGGTGGGGGTGGCATCATGATCCCACCCATCAGACTGGAAATGTCTAAACCGGGACCCTGCATTTCATATTTACCAGTTCCTCCCACAGGCGCATCAGTGGCGGGACCACTCGTGTTTCTTGTCGTGTTCTGCACAGCGGCCATCATATTCTTCACCAAGTCTGGGTTCTGTTTCATCACATCGTTCATGTTGGGCATGACAGACTTGAACATACTGTTGGTCAAGTGGAACATCATCGCCGAACCACCCAACATCATGATCAGCTTGATTTCTGGTGCGACATTGACCTTGGAGCGATACTTCACGTACAGTTCCTCGAAGACACCATCATAGTCATCGACATTCTCCATGATAGACTCAGACCACCCCTCTAGTTGAATCTCGAAGGGGTTGTACCTCTTATTGAGAAACTCCAGACCGGTCACACAGGCGACGAGCATACGCCGAGAGAAGCGAACAGACTGTTCCACATCGATGCTGTACGTGATTCGCTTCACCTCTGACCGAAGCTCATCCACGTTGGAGTAGGCGTTGAGTCTCTTGTTCACGGCGAACCCCTTCTTCTCCAGACGCCCCAATTTATTGATAAGATCCGCCTTCTCCTCATCGATGGACGTGTACCCCTTGGAGGGTTGCTCTTCCTGAGGACCGGGACCCATGGGCTCCTCCTCATAGAACTCCTCACCGTAATCAATCTCTTCTTCTTCTTGGGTGGGCTGCTGAGGCGCTGACTGTTTATGGGGATTCACGAAAGCATCCATAGCCTCTTGCTGTCGTTGAGGTGGTTGCGCACGCGTCGGGGCGGGACGTGGTACAGGCTTGGGACGAGGTACTGAAATCTGAATCTCATCCATGAGTGCCTGTTCATCAGCGTCTAATTTCATGATAGTCGTGGTTCCACGGTCGAGTACGATTTCCTCGTCCATCTACTCTCTATATGGAAACTAAAAAATTACCTTTAACGCACTTTAAAAAAATATACGCCTATAATAAATGTTCAACCTCAACAAGACGAACCGCAACGCGCTCACGTCCATCGGTGTTTTGATGTTTATCATTTTCGTGCTCATGATGTTCCGCCCCCCTGCCAGTAAGTACCAACCCAGGCCAATTAAAATTACACCCATCCGCGAGGGTTCTATCTTCGATCTGGAGCACAAGCTCGAATGCACCCCCGGTTACAAGGATGGAAGCGCCTATACCAGGTCCCTGACCCCAGGTGGCCTGTGTGGTGCCCAGAAGTTTGTGTCTGATCATGCCAATTACGCGATCGAGGATGGAATCGGTGGATCTTTAATCTAAGCTAACTATAAATGGCTCTCATCACTTCACCGACTGAGACTATTCCTGATCTCAACTATGAGTATCACACTGTGACGATCGATTCCATCGGACAAGACAGTGCGAACACTTTTACTTGCTATCTTCAGCAGCCCCTGAAAAATATTGTACAGTGTCGTCTTCTCGCGGCCCGAATCAATTCGAATGTTTCGACGGAACACTGTTACCTCTCCATCAGGGAACTGGATACCATTTTTAATGACAGGGCCTCTAATGTGTACGAAGGTCAGGCGTCTCTGAGTATGCTTCGTGGTTCTTTCGCGAGTCTCGTATCCGATGGGGGTGCGTCGGTCACCTTTAAGGATGAATACCCAATCGCAATCCAATATATCGATCCTATTCGCCGTCTCGATCGTTTCACGGTGACAATCAGGAATCAAGATGGCGTCACCATCGTGCCTTCCACTCCCGCGAAGGATAATTTCCTCGTTCTTCGTTTCGTGTGTAGAAAACCTAATTTGTAATTTTCTCCCGTTAAAGTAGTATACCATGTCTGCTGGTATTGTTCAATTGATCGCTATTGGTGCCCAGGATGAATATATCATGGGTAACCCCGAGATATCTTTCTTTAGTGCAACATTCAAAAGACATGCTAATTTTTCACAGTCCATCGAAAAACAAACCATCCATGGAGCAGTGAAAAACAATTCTATGTCCAGCGTTCAATTCGAACGTGCGGGCGACCTTCTCGGCTACGTCTATTTCACTCTAGATGATACCACCCAAGCCCTAGACGTTCAAAGGTGGGACACGATCATCGATAAAGTGGAACTCTACATCGGAGGGTCTCTCATCGATAGCCAAGATGCCATCTTCACTGAGAAGATTGCCATCGATACCTTCGCGCAAAACGTTTCCAAAAGTTCAAACGGGACACACCCCGGTGTGAGCGCACGCTCCTACTTTTACCCCCTCCGTTTCTTCTTCTGCGAGGGACCTCAATGTGCCATCCCTCTCGTGGCGCTGAATTACCATAACGTAGAGATTCGCATTCATTGGGCGACCGCAGCTTCCAATTATAATGTAGAGTGCTACGCCAACTATTATTACCTAGACAATGAGGAGCGTGGGAACATCGCTTCGCGAAAACACGATCTCTTGATCACACAGGTTCAAAAAAATGTCCCCTCGAATGCGCTTGTTCAAGAACTCACCTTCAATCACCCGGTTAAATATCTCGCCTCATCTGATACAACGACAGATGGTGCACTCACATCCCCAACGAATAAGATTAAGTTAAACATTAACGGCCTCGATGTAGGCAATTATAGATGGGGAAAACCACACTTCATCGATGTCACGAGTTATTATCACACAAACTTTGTGACGTCCCCAGATTTCTTCCTGTATTGTTTCTGTCTCTCGACAAGTTCTCTCCAACCTACAGGTACCCTAAACTTCAGTCGCCTCACATCAGCCAAAATCATGAGTGAGACTATGCCTATCAATGACCCGATCTACGCAGTCAACTATAATATTCTCCGTATCGAAAATGGTATGGCCGGTCTCCTCTATGCAAATTAAAATGCCTCATTATATTAAATGGTCAAGAACACACCGACGATCGAACGTTCGACCAAAATTAGGTTTGGTAAAAACTGTACCGAAGACCAGGGTGAAAATACGATCGTATTCAATGCCAGTAATGTCCAGATTGATGCGACACAACCTGGAGCGGTGTACATGACGCCCATCAGAAAACGAGAGAGTAGTGATTATCTAAACTACAAGATGTTGATTTACAATACGGAAACGAAAGAGATTGTTGATTCTACCGTCCCCGCCGAAGACATTCTCCTACTCGATCTAGAAAGAGCTGTCATCAATGGTAGTGTCACCTCGAATACCGTCTCATTCAATCACCCGGAAACATCCGTCACGACCCTCTCCAATGTGGGTGTTGCGAATGGTGCACCTATACACACCCTCGATGTGGGAACAAAGTTTTATGTCGATGAAGAGGGTGCAAACGTTCTCACTGTTTTGGGAGACACATACATACAAGATGATGTCATCATCGGTGGGAATCTCGATGTGAGAGGTACCATCACATCCATCAACACCGAAAATACAACTATCAAGGATGCCATCATCGAGATTGGAAAGGGAAACACCACCTCCGATATGGGTTTAATCATGGATCGTACCGGAACAAATGTCACCATGGGGTATCGCGAAAGTGTCGACGAGTTTGTCATCGCACACACTACGAGTAGTGCGACGAGCTCCACCATCACACCATCCTCGGAACTCATTGATGCTCGTGTACATGGTCGCCTACATGTGAATTCAAATTTAACCGTAGACACAGATACACTCCATGTGGATGCCATCAGGGATCGTGTCGGTATCAATACATTGAATCCCCAAACAGATCTAGATGTTGTGGGGAATGCACAAGTACACTCAGACTTTATCGTCGACACAGATACACTCTTTGTCGACGCGTCTACGGATCGGGTCGGTATTAATACATTGACCCCATCCACAGATTTTCATGTTCAGGGTGAAGCGTACGTATCGGGTAATGTCACCGTAGATACAGACACATTCCACGTAGACACTGTGAATGACCGTGTGGGTATCAATACGTTAACACCATCCACTGATTTCCACGTTGAAGGTGACACATATGTTTCTGGAAATGTTGATGTCCAAACAAATCTGAATGTTCTCACAGATGCTGTCGTCGCGGGGAATGCGTACATGTTATCGAACGTCGTGGTCACTGGGAACACCGATGTACAATCAGAGCTCAACGTCACTGGGAACGCCTTCGTCTCCTCGAACTTGAACGCTCAGTCCGAACTCAATGTCACCGGGAACGCCTTCGTCTCCTCGAACTTGAACGCTCAGTCCGAGCTCAATGTCTCCGGGAATGCCTTCGTCTCCTCGAACCTAAACGCAGAGTCCGAGCTCAATGTCACCGGGAATGCCTTCGTCTCCTCGAACTTGAACGCTCAGTCAGAACTCAACGTCACCGGAAATGCCTATATATTATCGGACGCAGTCATCACCGGTAATGCCGATGTTCAAACAGATCTTAACGTGACTGGAAATGCCTATGTCTCTTCAAATGTAGTGGTCACCGGTAATGTCGATGTTCAAACAAATCTTAACGTCGCGACGGATGCCATCGTCACCGGTAATGTTGATGTCCAATCAGAACTTAATGTGACCGGGAATGCTTATATATCTTCGAATGCTATAGTGACTGGAAATGTTGATGTTCAATCGGAACTTAATGTCGTTGGGAATGCCTATGTCTCCTCAAATGTTATCGTCACCGGTAATGTCGATGTTCAAACAAATCTTAACGTCGCGACGGATGCCATAGTCACCGGTAATGTTGATGTCCAATCAGAACTTAATGTGACCGGGAATGCTTATATATCTTCGAATGCTATAGTGACTGGAAATGTTGATGTTCAATCTGAACTTAATGTCGTTGGGAATGCCTATGTATTATCGGATGCGGTCGTCACTGGTAATGTCGATGTTCAAACAGATCTCAATGTCACGGGGAATGCCTATGTATCTTCAAATGTTATCGTCACTGGGAATGTTGATGTCCAAACAAATCTCAATGTCGCGACGGATGCCATCGTGACTGGAAATGTGGATGTTCAATCAGAACTCAATGTCACTGGAAATGCTTATATATCCTCGAATGCTATAGTCACTGGTAATGTAGATGTTCAATCAGAACTTAATGTCACCGGAAATGCCTATATATCATCGAATGTTATAGTCACCGGTAATGTAGATGTACAAACAGATCTTAATGTTATCGGTAACGCTTACGTATCCTCGAATGCTATAGTCACTGGTAATGTTGATGTTCAATCCGAACTCAACGTCACGGGAAATGCCTATGTATCCTCAAATGTTATCGTCACTGGTAATGTTGATGTTCAAACAAACCTGAACGTCGCGACTGACGCTATAGTTACTGGAAACGTTGATGTACAAACAGATCTTAATGTTATCGGTAACGCTTATATATCCTCGAATGCTATAGTCACTGGTAATGTAGATGTTCAAACAGATCTGAATGTTGTGGGTGACGCGTATGTAGCAACCTATTATGGTGATGGTGGGCTTCTTTCAAATGTCAATCTCCAAGTCGTTTCCGATCATGGGAACAGTACTTTCAATACAATTCAGTTTACAAACGCGACAACGGGTATGGTGACCACCTCAAACCTTGAAGTGGGTTCGAACATCTCAGTAGCTGGTTTATCTATAAACAAAATGCCAATTGTAGGAGCTGGTAACTTTCTCGAAGACTCTTCTATATCGAAAGTAGATGGAAAAATAATTATTTCGTCGGATGTGGAAATTCTAGGAAATATTCTCGTCGATGGGAGCTCCTATACGATCGAATCAAATTCACTTGTAATTAATGATCGTATTATTGGAATCGCTAATAATAACGTATCTCACCAACTCGATGTTGGTATCATCATACAACACCCCGGTAAGAATATAGCACTGGTCCATCACGGAGAAGCCGTCGAAGGTGATCCACATGATCATACTTTTACGATTGGGTACACACAAAATACCGTTACCGACAATCATATTTTCAATGATTCCAACCTGATAACTGTGGAAATTTTGGGTAATCTCATCACACAAAATAATTTAATTGTAAGTGAAACATTGGATGTCAGTGGTGCCGTGACCTTCGCAGATGATCTAGTAGTTGGTGCAGCCTCGAATCTTTTCGTAGATGTGAGTACTTCACGGGTAGGTATTAACGAAGCAACCCCTGGTGCGTCTCTCGATGTGGGGGGTGACGTGAACATTCAAAGTGACATGAATGCTACATCCAAAACGTCTGGTGGTCTAGTGGTCGCGGGTGGTGTCGGTGTCGGTGGAGATGTATATGCATCCAATGTCGTTCTTAGTGGTGATTTCACGGTGGATACAGATACTTTGATTGTCAATTCGACGACCCACCTGGTAGGCATCAATAAGGCTGTCCCCACGGTCGCCCTTGATGTGGACGGTGACGTGGTCATCAGTAATGACTTTACAGTGGATACGAACACACTTCACGTTGATTCTGGGACTGATAGTGTGGGTATTAATACAGCAACCCCATCTGCGAACCTCCACGTAGTCGGTAATGTACATGTTCAAAATGCTACCGAAGCGTTTTCAACTACAACGGGGGCTATGACTATTACGGGCGGTCTTGGAGTCACCGCGAACGTCCACGCCACACAGTTCCATGGTGACGGTTCTAAATTGACCGGTCTGGTCACGACTCTCGAGGATGTCGCCAATAACGGAAACACGA